TTTATGGTCAGGCTCAGACTCAGTCCATTGGTGCTCAGTCAGACGCCCCTGATCTTGAACTAACTGTTAACTATGTTCCCGGTGATTGGGCTAAGGTTCCCGCAAGCTTTGCTACATCAGGTACTCTAGGTGATGCTGTTGCTGACGGTATCTCAAAGGTATTCCAAGTAGCGCTACTTACCGCTAAACCTCCAACTCTAATTACTGGCGGTACAACCGCCAACGTTGGTGGTTCTTCAGCTGTCCCTATTCCTAACGCACTAATTTACTTTGTCGGTAAAGTAGAATCACTGCTAACAACTCCTGCACGTGATGATGCAATGACTGCCACAGTAGCTCTTTCAATTCAGTCAGACTTCTATGGTCCTTTCACTGTAACTGCTACTACCTAATCTTTAGAAGGCCCTTATACTTTGGTGTGAGGGCCTCCTTACATCAGGAATCCATAAATGAATAAACCGTTTTCAAATGATTACGTTGTAAAAGAAACACTGAAGCACATGCAAGCCAGTATTTCTATTTCAACACAAAAAACAATCGCTAGACTACCTGAATTTCAAGGTCAACCAGAAAAAGTACAAGAGGTAATGACAACTCTTTCTAATCTGAGTAAACTTAATTCTTTGATTGAGTCAATTCGCGAAAATAATAAAGATATTTTAGGAGATAAATAATATGCGTTCACTTCTTGGTCAAATTGCACCTACTAAAAAAGTAACTTTTCTAGGTAAAAAAGATTCTGTTGAGATCAAAAAACTAACAGGTTTAGAAGTTAAAGATTTCCAGTCTTTTGTTAATACTGAGGTTAAAAAACTAGCAGAAAATGAGCAAGGTCTTGCTATTCAACGTAAAGTAATTCGTATTGGTGTAGTAGATGCTAACGAAATGACAGACGATGAAATTGACTCTTTTCCACTAGATGAAATTTCAAAACTAGCTAAAGAAGTACTTGTTTATTCAGGTATTAATGCGGAAGAGCCAAAGGGAAACGACTAAGCAACGAAGAGCTATCTCGTTATGAGTTAGCTTTTTGTTTAGGTTTAACTTTAGTAGAGTTAGACAATTTACCTTATGAAGAAGTTTTAGGTTGGCAAGAATATTTTTCTAGACGTCCATTAGGTTGGCGAGAAGATAATCGTTCTGCGGTTATTGCTATGAGTTTTGGTGGTGGTAAAATAAAACCAGAAGATTTATTTGAATCTCTTAAAATTTTAAAACAAGAGAGTTTAAATTCAACTACACAAAAGACTTTTGCAGAAAAACTATTTGATAGATTCTCTAATAGATTTACAGAGCAAGAGGTAACATCAAGGTTAAAGGAATAACATGATTAAGACAACTTTCACTTTTGATAAAAAAGGCCTTAAAAAACAAATCGAAAGAGAAATAAGTTCTAAATTAGATTCTGTAAGTAAAGCAATTTTATCTGACTTAAAAGAAGTTACACCTAAGGATACAGGGGCCGCAGCTAACTCTTGGGAAGTAACTAACCTAGACAAAGAAAAACTTTCTTTTGAAATTAATAATGATAAAGACTATATTAAGTACTTAAATGCAGGCTCTAGTCAACAAGCACCTGCTAACTTTATTGAAAGAACAGTTTTAGATTATGGTACTCCAAAAGGAACTATAGTCGAATACAAAGAGTAATTTTAATTTATAAATTGGCCCTATGGAATCAATGTTCCTAGGGCTTTTTTATTTTATAGGAGATTGAAATGACAGTACAACTTCATTTTAATGCAGATGATTCTAAAGCTCTTCTTTCTATTGAAAATATTAACAAGGGCTTAAATAGGCTAGGTTTAGCAGCAAACAACACTCAAAAAAATGTAGCTAAAGCTGGCAACTTTGATTCAAAGAATTCAATTAAAAATATTGATGCTATGACTCGTTCTATGCAGTCACTAGACAGGACTGCTAAGTCAACAATAGCATCTATGAAAGCTTTAGCTGTTTCTGCAGCAGCTTTTGCTGGTATTTCTTTTGGTTTAAAAGGCTTTGTCGAAGCTGGTGACTCTGTTACTAAACTAGAAAGCAAGCTTGCTCTAGTAGTAGGTAGAGGCGGAGAGCTAGAATATGTAAGAGATACTCTTTACGATATTAGCCAAGCTTCTGGCACTTCTGTTCAAGGCGCTATTGACATGTTCAATAGACTTGGTATGACACTTGGTGACCAATACTCTGCAGACGAAATTATTAATGCCGTAGAAGCAATTCAGTATGCAGCTAAGGTTTCTGGTGGCGCTGGTGAAAGCCTTAATGCAGCTATGATACAGCTATCTCAAGGTCTTGCTTCTGGTGAATTACGTGGTGAAGAACTAAACTCAGTCTTAGAACAAGCACCTAGAATTGCCCTTGCTATTGCTGATGGTATGGGAATTCCTTTTGGTAAGCTAAGAGAACTAGCTAAAGATGGACAGTTAACTAGCTCTGTTGTATTAGAAGCTATTACTTCTCAACTAGAAATTCTCAAAGAAGAAGCTGCTCTTATGGGTACTACTGTTTCTAGTGGTTTCCAAGTATTTAACGATGGTTTAACTCTCTTTATAGGTAAACTAGATCAAGCGGTAGGCTTTACTAGTTTCTTA